TTAAGTGTCGGAATCGAGCGTGGGGCGCTAAAAAACGCCGTTTTGCCCTATTTGAGCGATTTAATGCGGAAGAACAATATCTTCTCGCACATCGTTGATTTAACTCACGGAAATCGCAAGAAAGCGGATAGAATCATATGGGCATTGCAAGGCCGGTTTGAACACGGCAGAATAGTGCTAAACAGCGAAGAGAATTGGGACGACTTTGTTGACCAACTTCTGATGTTTCCCGCGCAAGGGGTACACGATGATCTGCCAGATGCACTCAGCTATATCGACCAGTTGGCTGTGACAAGCTACTTTGAAGAGGCTGATGATGGCTGGGAGCCTTTAGACGTAATTTCTGGATGCTAAAGAGGAAGAAATGACGGGGGAACAAGCAAAAATTTGCAAAGGCTGTGGTGAATCGAAGGCATTGTCTTTGTTTCACAAGCATAAGCAAATGGCTGATGGTCACCTCAATTTTTGCAAAAGCTGTTTTTACGCAAAATCTAAAGCTCGCAGACTAGCCAACCCTGAGCAAAGAAAAGAAGAATACAAGCGACTAAGTGAGCGACTTGGCCGCATGACTAGGCAAGAGTACAACGAGAAACGAATTAAAAATGGTAAGGGTAGAAAAGTAAGCTCTAACCTTTATGCTCAAAAGCGCCGCGCTAGGTTGGAGTCAAGTCCGATGTCGGAACTTGATGTTTTTGTAGTTGAAGAGGCTTATAGGCTGCGTGAATTCAGGAAGTTGCTCACAAAATTCGATTGGCACGTTGATCACATCGTCCCACTGAACCATAAAAAAGCCTGCGGATTACACAATGCACACAATCTTCAAGTCGTCCCCGCTGTCTGGAACTTGACTAAGAGTCATTCCAACATGGACAAATATTTGGGAGTCTAGTATGGATCAAAATGAGTTCTACGAGCCGACAGAGAACGACAAAGAACTGACGGCGTTCGTCGTAGACCACTGTGATCGGTGGCGTGACTACCGAAACACCAACTTCCTAGACTCCTGGCTAGAATACGAGCGCATCTTTCGTGGTGAATGGGCACCAGAAGACAAGGTTCGTGACTCCGAGCGTTCCCGCATCGTCACTCCTGCAACCCAACAAGCCGTCGAAACCCGCCATGCCGAAATTATGGAGGCGATTTTCGGCCAAGGCGAGTTCTTTGACATCCAGGATGATCTCAGGGATGTGAACGGCAATCCTCTCGATGTGTCTATTCTCAAGGCACAGCTCATGGAGGACTTCAAACAGGACAAGATCCGCAAGTCTATCGACCAGATTGAGTTGATGGCCGAGATCTATGGCACTGGTATTGGCGAGATCATTGTTAAGACCGAGAAGATCTTTGAGCCAGCAACCCAACCGATTCCTGGTCAGCCTGGACAAGCAGCCATTGGTGTCATTGAAAAGCCCCGAGTTGCTATCAAACTCAATCCTGTCAACCCCAAAAACTTCCTGTTTGACCCCAACGGTACGTCTATTGACGACTGCATGGGCGTGGCCATCGAGAAGTACGTCTCAATCCACAAAGTCGTCGAGGGCATCGAAAAAGGCATCTACAAGAAGGTCAATATCGGGACTACCTACGAGGATTCCGACCTTGAGCCGACCCAAGAGCCTAGCCAGTACCAAGATGAGAAGGTTCTGCTGCTGACCTACTATGGTCTCGTGCCGCGTGAATACCTTCAGGAGAAGGATACAGAGACGGTTGTGCTGTTTCCTGATGACTCCGTGGCTGAAGACTACACGGATATGGTCGAGGCCATCGTGGTTATCGCCAACGGTTCGATGCTTCTGAAGGCAGAAGAGAATCCGTACATGATGAAGGATCGTCCGGTCATCTCGTACCAGGACGACACCGTGCCGAACCGCTTGCTGGGCCGTGGGACTGTTGAGAAGTCCTACAACATGCAGAAGGCTATAGATGCCCAGATCCGTTCGCACCTGGATTCGCTGGCTCTGACGACTGCTCCGATGATGGGCATGGACGCTACGCGCCTCCCGAGGGGTGCTAGGTTTGAAGTAAAACCAGGTAAGGCGTTCATGGTCAACGGCAACCCTGCCGAGATCCTGTATCCCTTCAAATTTGGCCAGACTAGCCCTGATAACCTGCGTACCGCCCAAGAATTTGAGCGCATGTTGCTGCAAGCGACGGGTACTTTGGACAGCCAGGGCATGGTCACGAACGGTGCGCGTGACGGGCAGGCAATGTCCACCGCCGTTGCGACGATCATCAAGAAGTACAAGCGCACTCTGGTGAACTTCCAAGAGGATTTCTTGATCCCGTTTATCCAGAAGGCAGCGTTTAGGTACATGCAGTTCGATTCTGAGCGGTATCCGAGCGTGGATATGAAGTTCATCCCGACTGCCACCTTGGGCATCATCGCCCGAGAGTACGAGCAGCAGCAATTCATCGGTTTGCTGCAAACTCTGGGGCCGAATACGCCGGTTCTGCCGCTGATTTTGAAGGGCATCCTGAACAACTCCAGCCTGTCGAACAGGTATGAGTTGATTGCCGCCCTTGATCAGATGTCTCAGCCCGATCCAGAGGCCCAGCAAATGGCGATGGCGGCGCGGCAGTTGGAGTTGCAAGCAGCTCAAGCTCAGATCGCTGACAAAACGACCCAGGCAGAGAAGAATCGTGCTGAAGCGCAGAAATTGCTCACTGAAGCGCAACTTATGCCGCAAGAAGTACAGGCCAAAGTCATCGCTTCGACGACTACGAATCTGCCGCAAGGTCAAGAGGCTAGCGAGTTTGACAAGCGGGTTAAGATTGCCGAGTTGATGCTAAAAGAGGCAGACATCAAAAACAAGTCTAAGATCGTCGAACTCCAGATGGCCGAGAAAAAGAACAAGGTAACTGGCATGGAAGAAGACTTCTTGGAAGAATTGTCCAGGGAGTTGAGCAATGGACGTTGAAAGCCTCGCCAAACAACTGATTCTTAAGGGGATGACGGAGGAGCAGCAGAAGGCTGTTCTGAAGTCTATCCGTGAATCTGTACAAAAGACACGAGAGCTACAGAAACAGAAGGTTGGCGAGAACGCCCAACTGGTCATTCAGGCCCTCAAGAAGATCGAGTCTGATATACGCGATAGATACGATGACCTTGGTAACAAGATCGAGTCTCGCGTCAGGTCTATCAAGGACGGCAAAGACGGGAAAGATGGCAGGAACGGCGCTAATGGCCGTGATGGCCGCGATGGATCTGTCGGTCCGATGGGACCAAGAGGAAAAGACGGTCTGAATGGCCGCGATGGCAAAGACGGTGAAGATGGCGTATCAGTAACTGACGCTCACATCGACTTTGACGGTAGTTTGATCATTAGCCTGTCGAGCGGCAGGACTATCAATGTGGGTGAGGTGGTTGCGCCTGATCTTGCTGAGAAGATCAAGGTCATCACCAATGGTGGTGGAACTAGTCAAGTCGTGCTTGATACCTTGGCTAGCCTTCAGACTCAGATCAACAACTTGATTCCGAGTCAAACTGGTCAGGCGGGTAAGTTCCTCACCACTAATGGATCTGTGTTGTCGTGGGCATCGGTTGTTGGTGGCTTGAGCTACCAGGGCACTTGGAATGCCTCGACTAATACACCAACTCTTGCCTCTGGTGTTGGCACCAATGGGTATTACTACATTGTTGCAACGGCAGGATCGACAAACCTAGACGGCATCACTGATTGGCAGATTGGCGATTGGCTGATGTTTAACGGCACGGTCTGGCAGAAGATCGACCAATCCAACTTGGTGACTTCCGTCAACTCTCAAACTGGTGCTGTGGTGCTTACCACCACAAACATCAACGAGGGCACCAATCAATACTACCTAGACTCTCGTGCGCGTTCTGCTCTGAGTGCTGGCACAGGCATTAGCTACAGCACTTCAACGGGTGTGATCACCAATAGCGCACCGGATCAGACTGTTGCGCTTACCGCTGGAACTGGAATCAGCACATCTGGGACATATCCCAACTTTACGGTTACCAATTCGGATCGTGGATCGTCGCAGAATATCTTCAAGAACGTAGCTGTTGCTGGACAGAACACGGTTGTTGCAGACACGAATGATGACACGCTGACGCTGGCCTCTGGCACCGGCATAACAATCACTACAAACGACAGCACAGACACGGTAACGATCACGAACAGTGCGCCCGATCAAACCGTTTCGTTGACCGGGGCAGGAACGACCAGCATCTCTGGAACGTACCCTAACTTCACGATCACATCGAACGATCAGTACGTTGGCACGGTCACCTCTGTTGGTGGCACTGGCACTGTAAACGGTATTACTCTTAGTGGCACGGTTACGTCTAGCGGCAACTTGACGCTTGGCGGCACTCTTTCTGGTGTGAGCCTAGCAACCCAGGTCACTGGCACACTGCCGATTGCCAATGGTGGTACAGGACAGACAACTGCTAACGCTGCGTTCAACGCTCTTGCGCCTAGTCAGTCATCTCAGTCTGGCAAGTACCTGACCACTGATGGCACGAACACATCGTGGGCTACGGTCAATGCTGGTGCATCGATTACCAACGACACCAGCACATCGACCAACCTGTATCCGCTGTTTGCTGCTGCAACTTCTGGTACACCAACGGTCATTTACACAAGCAATGCCAAATACCTCTACAAGCCATCAACTGGTGAGTTGCAGGCATCTGCTGTAGTTGCAAGCAATGGACTTATAGTCAATAGCACCACTGTTTCTTCCAGTTATACAGTTGCTACTGGGACCAATGCGCTGTCTGTAGGCCCGATGACGGTTGCCAGCGGAGCAGTTCTAACGGTTGCTTCTGGACAAAGGCACATCATCCTATGAGTACGATCAGCGCATCAACCACAAGCACCACTGGCTATGTGGTGACTTCTGATACTACTGGAACGCTTGTTCTGCAAACGGGTGCAACGCCAACTACGGCGGTTACGGTTGCGTCTAACCAGCAAGTGACATTTGCACAACCAGCCAACCTGCCTAACACCTTTGGCTTTAAAAACCGCATCATCAACGGCGGAATGGTGATCGACCAGAGAAATAGCGGGGCAAGCGTAACGATAAATAATACAGCGGTCTACACATTAGATCGTTGGTATGACCGCTGCGTTGGCGGCGCTGGAAGTGCGGTAATGACTGTGCAGCGTTCAACGACTGCACCAACTGGATTTACAAACTCAAAGCTGACAACTGTTACGACTTCAAAGAGTCCGGCTGTTTCAGAGCAGTTTTGGTTTTATCAGGCGGTTGAAGGCCTGAATATGTCCGATTTCGGCATGGGCACCGCATCTGCTGTAACCTTTACTTTATCATTTTGGGTCCGGGCCTCAGTCACCGGGACGTATTCAGTTGCCTTTCAAAATTCCGCGCAAAACCGATCTTACGTCGCAACGTACACAGTTAATGCCGCAAATACGTTTGAGTACAAGACTCTTACCATAACTGGCGATACAACTGGCACATGGCTAACTGACAACGGTGTTGGCATGTATGTGTTTTTTGACACGGGTAGTGGATCAAACTTTAACGCCGCAGCAGGTGCGTGGACGGCTGGCACATACTACCGCACCAGCGGGTCTGTTTCTTTAATTGCAAACTCCGGAGCAACTTTTTACATCACCGGAGTCCAACTAGAAAAAGGCTCCACCGCCACATCGTTTGATTACAGGCCGTATGGGACTGAGTTGGCGCTATGTCAGAGGTACCTGCCAGCACTAAACTCAACATCTACAACTGATCCAGTTGCGCTTGCATTTACTCCAGCAACAACAATTGTTCGTGGACAATTTGATTTTAAAGTCACACCAAGGACACCCCCAACTGGAATAACAGTAAGTTCTGCATCTCATTTTTCTTGGGATACTGGAGTCGCATCTGGAACGCCTTCTGCAATTTCTTTTACGGCTGCATCTTCTCAAAGCGCTAGATTTGCATTGACTGTAACAGGGGCAACTGCTGGCAATGCTGCGGTTATTTCGTTCTCAAGTGCATCTGGGCAAATTCTTTTTACAGGATGTGAACTATGAACGAACCAGTTTGGAAACTAATTGCTTTACAGCCTATGCAACAAATTCAAGTGGTATGGCGTGAATGGCCTGATGGCCGTCAAGAGTCCTGTCTTGTAACCGCTGAAGAATACCTGAAGTGGCTTGCCGAAGGCAACCAACCATTGCCCGCTGAGGAGCAATCATGACTTTGATCTTGTCCGGCACGGACGGTTTATCTGATGTAGACGGTTCTGCGGCCACCCCTGCCATCAGGGGTACGGATACGAACACCGGCATTTTCTTCCCCGGCGCAGACAGGATTGGCTTTGCCGAAGGCGGCGTGCAAGTTGGCGAGTTTGATGCCTCTGGCAACTTCCTGATGAATTCAGGCTACGGCTCTACGGCCATCGCCTACGGCTGCCGCGCATGGGTGAACTTTAATGGCACAGGTACGGTCGCTATTCGTGCTAGTGGGAATGTGACGAGTATTACGGACGACGGCACAGGGATTTATACAGTAAATTTCACAACTGCTATGCCAAATACAAACTACGCAGTAGTTGGGGCAGCAGGTGAAAGCGACTCCGGTGGAGGTAACAGGATGCTGGGTTTAAGAGTGTTGGCAACATCAAGCGTCGGTGTGAGAGGTTTTAGTTCTGGATCGTCTGCTGTTGATTTGCCTGAAATGTGTGTTGCCATCTTCCGCTAACAAGGAGTAATCATGAACCAACGCATTATTTACCCCAACGACGACGGCGGCTTGTCCGCATAGAGTACATCCATGCCAAGCATAATCAATAGCGATGATGGTGTTGTATCAGGCTCTTCTGGTCTAAAGACTACAGGAGGCAATGATGGCATCACCAACTTCCAACAAAACGGCACTACACAGGCAACCATTACTGCTGCTGGCTTGTTCCAGTTCAACTCTGGTTACGGCTCTGTAGCTACTGCCTACGGTTGTAGGGCGTGGGTTAACTTCAACGGAACAAGCACTGTGTCGATCCGTGCGTCTGGGAACGTGACGAGCATCACGGATAACGGTACTGGCATCTATACAGTGAATTTTACAAAC